GTCGGCGCGCTCCTGCGATTCCTCCCGCCGCTTGCCGATCATCACTGTGGCCTCGCCGCTCGGGTCTACCTCATCGATCCAGTTGAGGAATGGAACGCCTTTCAGCATGGCGCTGCACCACTGGTATCTCTGGCTGGGAAATCCCTTTTTCTGGACCATCAAGTCCTCGAACCCGATGGCGGCTTTGAGGTGAACCGCGCGGTATCCAATGGACTCGACCCAGGCCTCCATGCGGGCCACGCGGTCCAGCCAGCCAGGAGCGGACCAGCCGGTGTCCACAAAAACCACGGACACATCGGGCAGACCCTGCTCGCGCGCCCACTGGATCATTGCCACGGAGTCGTTGCCGTAGCTGCTGCTGATAGCGTATTTCAAGCCATTGCCCTCATTGATTGTTTCGCCGCCCGGGCGCGCAGCACATGTCGAGCCCACAGTTCGGGTCGTTTCATCCCGCGCTGGCGGCCAATCGCCACTAGGTCCTGCTCGGATTGGGCGCGCCCCTGCTCCTGCCGGCGCTGGCGGATCGCCGTGGCGAGGTCCAGCTCCTGCAGTTCGCCCTCGACGTGCTCGACTTCGCGCTTGGCCACCGGGAACTCAAACCCGCAGGCGCAGTGCGTGGCGGCGCTGGCCACCGTGGCGAAGCAGCTGCCGCAGGTTTTCACCGGCACCTCGCTACGCTGGGCGGCCTTCTTCTTCGCGCTGCCGTCGAGCGACCAGACCCGCTCCTCGTCGGGCAGGCCGTGGCGGCTGACGTTGCCGGCGTGGTCGAGGATGATCGCCTCGGTTTTCCCGGGGAACGTGCGCAGCGCCCGGCCCACCTGCTGCAGGTACAGGCCGACGGACTTCGTCGGGCGCAGCAGGATCGCGGCCTCGATGGCCGGAACATCGAACCCCTCCGAGATCAGGTCGCACGAGGCCAGCACCTGGATGCGGCCAGCGGCGAACTCGGACAGCACCGAGGCGCGCAGCGTGCGATCCATCGCGCCGTCGATCGCCTGGGCCGAGATGCCCGCCGCCCGGAACGACTCGGCCACATGCACCGCGTGCTCGACAGAGATGCAGAACGCCACGGCCCGGCGACCAGGCGCCAGCTTCTGGTAGTGCTTGACCGCGTCTCCAGTTATGGAGGGCTTGTCCACCGCGGCCAGCAGTTCGCCGCGCACGAAGTCACCCATGCGGGTGTGCACGCCGGAGAGATCGACGCCAGCCGGCGCGAACAGGCGGTAGGGCGAGAGTGCGCCCAAGTCGATAAGTTCCCGCATCGTCGGGCCCTGCACCATCGCCTGAAACAGATCACCCAGGCCCTCGCCCGACAGGCGCACCGGGGTGGCGGTCACCCCCAGCAGCTTGGCGACGGGGAAGGCCTTCACCACCTGGCCCCAGGTCGAGGTGCTGATGGCGTGGTGGGCCTCGTCGATGATGATCAGGTCGGGCGCCTCGTAGCGGTCGAGCCTGCGCGCCAGGGTGAACACAGAGGCGACTTGCACGGGCCGGCGCCGGTCGGAGATGTAGCCCGGCGCGATCATGCCGTGCGAGACGCCGAAGCTGGTCAGCGTGCGGCTGATCTGGTCGAGCAGCTCAACGCGGTGCGCGAGTATCCAGACCCGCAGGCCCTTCTCGACGGCCCGGGCAGCCATGAACGAAAAACATACGGTCTTGCCGCCGCCGGTCGGGAGGACCAGCAGCTGCGACTGCTTGCCGACGATGAAGTTGGCCCGCGCCCGTTCGATGAGCGTGGCCTGGTAGGGCCTAAGTTCCATCACTCCACCATGATGAGCTGTTCAGCCGTAAGTTCAAGCCCGCGCTGCCTGGCGATGGCGAGTATCTTGCCCTGCATGGCCGTGGGCACACTGCCGCCTGTACCGCCTTCGTTCTTGGGTTTTCGCCAGCGCGAGACGTTGGAAGGGTTACGGCCCAGCTCACGGGCGAGGGGTCGCACGCCACCGAATAGCGTGATGACGGTTTCCGCAGGCGTGGTGCGCGGTGTAGGCCGGGCACGTTTGCGGGGCTTGATGGATGCGTCAGGTTTTTTCATGGGCCTGAGTGTATCTTTTTTTGCACCACCGTTGCAAATTTCGTTTACCGTGATATGATGCGCTTACCGCAACACAAAACCGGAGAGCATATGGATACTGGCCTCGTAATCGTAACCTTCCAGCACAACGTCGGCCACGACGGGGGCGAGCCTTGCTTGGTCACTGGCGAACTGTGCCCGATCAGCGAAACCTGCGAGATCACCGAAGTGCAGACGCCGAACGGCACGGACATACTGCTGTACCTGAGCCGCGGCCAGATCACCGCGCTGGAGAATGCCCTGCCCGCAACGTACCGGCGCCAGCTGCAGGAGGACGACGAGCTGTCCCGCCTCGCCGATTACGTGTGCGCTTATTGAAAACCACCTGGAGAAACCATGAACTACGAATTTGTACCCGGCGACGAAAAGCCCATCGGCAATGGTCGCACAGTGAAGCGTATACGCGCAGTTGCCGCTATTGCGGCGTTTGGTGTCGCGCCTGGCGACCTTGGGGGCTACATAGAAAAGCCTGAGAACCTGTCCGGCGATGCTGAGGTGTCCGGCGATGCTTGGGTGTCCGGCGATGCTGAGGTGTCCGGCGATGCTGAGGTGTCCGGCAATGCTGAGGTGTCCGGCGATGCTGAGGTGTCCGGCAATGCTGAGGTGTCCGGCAATGCTGCAATCTTCTGGGCCTCAAAAGTCGGCACAGAAAGCGGCACCTTGACCGTGATGGCAGGCAAGGATGGGCCGATAGTGACTCGCGGGTGTTTCATCGGAACGCCTGAGCACTTCCTTGCAAAATCCAAGGAAGTACACGACGAGAAAACGCATCACGAATACAAGCTGCTCATCGAGGTTGGCTTGTCTCGAATTTCATGTGCAGCAAAACAGGAGAAACCATGCAAACCCGACGCTACCCCCGCACCCTGAACGAGGCCTTCGGGCCTTACGCCTCCGGCCCGATCGAGGACCGGCCCAGCCCCCTGCCCGCCGCTGACAAGATCGTGCTGGTCGCCAGCATCCTCGCGGTCATCGCCCTGATCTGCTTCGTGGCCTTGGGATGGCTGCCGGGGAGCCAGGCATGAAAAAAACCCCTGACACCCACGACTACACCCTGCTGCGCGCGAAGTTCGACGCCCGGCTAGTGGGACGGGTGGCGCCATTCGTGCCCCGGGTCGACATCCGCTACTACCTCTGCGGCATCCGCGTGGAGGCCGCTGGCGACCGCCCAGGCGTCTACGTGGTAGGCTGTGATGGCCACCAGCTCATGGTCGCCTACGATCCGCAGGGCATGATCGAGAACGACGACGGCAATGGCATCATCCTGGCCATGCCGCCGGCGTTCGTGCGGGCCTGCGCTACCCAGCGCAAGGGAGGCATGCCGCTGGACGTCCTGATCACCGGGCGCCGCGTTTCTGTGGCGCCCGGCTGGGGCGGAATGTGGTCGGGCTCCGAGATCTACGTCATGCCCGGCGTGCCGTTCGTGCCTGGCAGGTTCCCGCTCTGGCGCAAGGTGCTGCCCGACTTCAGCAAGCTCAAGCCCGGCATGACCAACGAGGTGCATGCACCCTACCTGGCGCGCTACGCACAAGCGGTGAAGGGCAGCAAGTGGGGAGGTCCTGCCGTGAAGCTCTGGCAGGAGAGGCACGACGGGCCAGTCGTCGTGCAGTTCCCCGGCTACCCCGAGCTGGTGAGCGTGCTCATGCCGATGCGCGACACCTGGGCCGCCGAGGAAGGCCTGAAGCGCCTGCAAACCGTGGTGGACACCCGCCGAGAGGAGGCCGCATGACCTGGCCCTTCCCCACCCGCAACGGCGTGCCCACCACGCCCACTCCCCCGCCATTCAATCCAGCAACCGCACCAGAGGCACCGTTTTAAAAGGATAACCATGACCGCACGCGACTACGAAGAATTGAAGTCACGCATAGAAAGGCACATTGTTCGTGTGCCGTTTTCTGGCTGCTGGATATGGTCCGGCTACACAAACCCAAATGGCTATGCTCGAATGAGCTTCAAAGGCGAGCGCGGCGTCTACGCGCACAGAATGTCTTTTGAGGCGCACAAGCACCCGATACCGGAAGGCATGGATGTTTGTCATCACTGCGACACGCCTGCCTGCGTCAACCCTGACCACTTGTTTATTGGAACGCCAAAGGACAACGCGTCAGACATGATGATGAAGAAAAGAAGCTATGTGGCGTTTGAAAAAGAGAAAACTCACTGCAAGAGAGGCCATGAACTCTCTGGCGAGAACCTGAAAGTTCACGCGAACGGAAGAAGGCAATGCAAAGAATGCGTACGCATCATGCGGAGGATTAGAGATGGCAGTTGAAATTATTATCCCCAGCGATCAGTCGCACTGGCTGGACCTGCGAAAGCAAGACGTGACCAGCACGGAGTCTGCCGCGCTGTTTGGCATGAGCCCCTACGTCACACACTTTGATTTGTGGTGGAGAAAAAAAACCGGCGTGGTGCCTGAGTTCAAGACCAATGAACGCATGGCCTGGGGTAACAGGCTGGAAGCTGCGATCGCCCACGGCATCGCCGAGGAACAGGGTTGGCAGATCAGGCCCATGAAGGAATACATGCGCGACCCGGACGCCCGCATGGGCAGCTCGTTCGACTTCGTGATCACGAGCCTCGGCGAGCCGGTGCACCTGGAGATCAAGAACGTGGACTATCTGGCATTCCGCGATGGATGGATTGAACATGACGACGGCACCATCGAGGCCCCCGAGCATATCGAGATGCAGGTGCAACACCAAATGGCCGTCTCAGGTTTCCCTCGCGCATTCATCGGCGCATTCATCGCGGGGAATCGATACGAACTGATCGAGCGCCAGCGCGACGAGGACGTGATCCGGGCGATCCGCGCAAAAGTGGCTGAGTTCTGGCGCACGGTCGATGCCGGTGAAGAACCCAGCCCCGTGATGCCCGACGACGCCGACGCAGTGATCCGGCTGAATCAGTACGCTAGGCCGGGCAAGATTTTGGACGCCAGCAGCGACGCTGTGCTGTGCGCGATGGTGGCAGAGTACCGTGAGCAGTGCGTGGCGAAAGACCGCGCCGAGGAGCTAGCTAAGGTGCTGAAGGCCGAGATACTGGTGCACATCGGTGACTCCGAAAAAGTGCTCCTGCCAGGCCACACGATAAGCGCCAGCATGGTTGCGGACACGCCCCCGACGCTCATCACCGCAGACATGGTCGGGCAGACCTACGGCGGCCGCAAGGGGTACCGCAATCTACGGGTTAATACCCGCAAAAAGTAATCCATGCCCACGAAAGTGGTGCTATAATCGCAACACCAACCCACCTGAAACCAACCGGAGAACCGAATGAAGAAATACCTGCACATCGAAATCCAGCCCATGCCCGAGGGCATGACCGACCTCTACACCGCCAGCAGCTACCCGGCGCCCGGACTTTACCGCGACAAGGACGGCTACTTCCGGGTCGTTACCGAGCGCAACGTGGAAACCATCATCTATGGCTGGCCGGATGGCGCCGTCATCATCGACGATCAGTTCGATGAGCTTGCGCCGAAGCTGCGAGCCGCCATCGCGCTGCTGACGGACAAGCCGATCCGTTTCGCGATCAATACGCACTGGCACTTCGACC